CATTTTAAATTGTTTCCACGCTTTGCGTATTGTTTTTGGGTACTCATATAATCCAAATGCGATTGCGTTCTTCTTATCGACTTTTATCTTCCCTTTGTTTATTCCTCTTATTACTTCGTTTATCATTTCACTATTCTATTATTATATAACCCCCGTAAACTTCATTACTCGTGCTTGTTGTATTTATTTCTATTGCTAAATAGTTTCTACTCGTACCTAGTAAATCGGTAATATCTAATTCTGTATTTACAACACCCGAACCTAAAAGAGTAGTAGTGTCATTTGTAAGCTCTCCGCTATAAACCCTAAAAGCAAATCCCGATGAACCAAATACATTTACCTTTGTTGCAGTAGTACCTTGTGGAATTATTTTAATAGCATACATTAATTGCGATGAATCACTTATTCTAACACTACCACCATTATCATTTGTATTAACATCAGTTCCAGATCTATTTGTTAAGCTAAATTCATTAGGAGTTATATTTATATAATTTGCTACCGTTCCTCCTGAAGTAAATTCTGTTACTGGATACGATGGTGTTGGATTAACCCACCCAACCGAATCGTTATCACTATCATAACTAAGTACTGTCTTATCTGTTGGTGTGGTATTACCAATTTGAGAAACAGTTCCCTTCAACTCTATTTCGCTATCTTCAGAGCCTATAATTATTCTATTTCCTGAATATGTTACGGGAGGCTCATCAGGATTGTCTGTAATAGTATCAAAATTCCACCAACAATCAGAATCAATAAAAGCTAAACCTTCTGCTTCACAACATTCCTGAGATGGTGAAACGCTACTCCCTGAAGCATCAACCCAAGAGGTTGTTCCGTATATATTCCAACCATCTAAAATATAAGTACAATTTTCGTTTACAATATTCTGAGCGTCTATATTAGAATCAAGTATTTTAATAAGTTCTACTTTGGTAGAGTTATCCACGCCCATTGCATAGCTCGAAATCTTATTAATATACCAATATGAATCTTTAACAAATATTTTATCGTTATACTTAAACTCTGATATATCTTCAGCCGTTAAATGAAAGTTTGCACTCATTATACGAGCATCTTTGTTGTAGATATTATTTAAGTAGCTTCTCCAATAATCATTGTAAACATCGCTACTTGTTTGTGTAGCTACCAAAGAATCAAAAGAAAACGTATCTCTTGAGCCAAATCTTATATCCTTATCCGTTGATTGTACTTGTGTTCCACTCATTGAGTAGTGATGAGCGAAAGGATATTCTGTTTTGGTTGTATAAGACTCAGTAATTTCTGAAAATATTTTGTAATAACTTGATGGTGCTAAATCCTTTGTGCCTGAGTAATAGAATAACTTCGGTTTAGTTTTTACAATTTTGGCTTCACCATCTGCCCACTCAAAATGCTTTGCAATATACATTTGATTGTTGCTTATTTTTTTAGGTGCAAAACTTGAAAATATTGTAGGGATTGTTAATTCACCACTACCGAAATCACCATAAAAATCAAAGCTCTTTTGGTTGTATATATTGCCCATGTGATCCTGCCAATAAACATTCAACCTATCTTTATCTTCTAAATCTTTAAGATTTAAGGAGTGTTTTCTAACGCTTGTTGTAGGAGATATTACAATACTTTTATTTTCGTCTATCTTTTCAGTCCAATCCTTTGAAGTACCTGCATCTAGGTAGTCTTGTATTGGTTCAATTTTAAGTTCTTTTACATTCTCGTTATCTACATCTACTATTAAATTATATCTAGCTAGAATTGACTTAATAAAATCTACTTGCTTATCTTTTGGAAATATGTTATTACCTGCTGAGAAATCAACCTCACCACCTTCAACTGATGCAGGTGCGTTAATTAACTCAAATGCAGTCTTAAAATTTTGACTTCCAAAGGTATAATCTTCTTTTAATACAAACGTGCTGCCAGTATCGTTATCAGTTTTGATTTTAACAACATCACCTTGTGTTAATACAACGGAATCTGTTTCATTTGTGAACATATCATAAGCCACTCCATTAGTTAGTTGCATTTCGGCAAACTCTACATCAGAACTCCAAGTACTAACGCTCATTAGTAACTTAACTGAATCCGTTATATTTGCAGTATTTTGTATAACCGTTCTTACTTTAAATTTATAAACTCCAGTACTAGGTACGGTGTAAGCTGAAGTAGAAGAGTTGAAGTTCCCACCGACATCATAAAACCCATCTGCTGAAGTTTCATTGTTAAAATCTATAATCTCTAAACCAGTCGGCATTGTTTCGTCTGAATTTTTACCTACCTTAAAACCATCAACAGAGTTAGTTACCGCACCCTCTAAATCATTCGCTAAAGTCATATATTGACTTGTGAAAAAGGTTGAAGATAAAAAAGTAGAGGTATATATATAACCAGCCTTCTCAATTATTGCATCAAATAATGCTTTAACTTGAATTGCAGGTTTTAGATCCCTAACTCGTATAGCACCATCTTCGCTTGATATGGTTTCGCCGTTATATACTTGCCCGTAGTCAATAATAGGGTACAATATCTGTCCGCCATTTGGCTCAGTACCTACATAATCTATATCGTTATCCCAACTATCTTCTACATTTGAGAGTGTCAGCAAATGATTGTACTTGCTTAAATCTAAATCGTTTAGTTTCCTCTCGCCTAGTTCCTTTGATATGTTAGCAATATCACCGAAAGCTAAAACCTCGTAGTTTTCCTTTAAAACATCTACGCTAATTAGTTGCAAATAACCATCAAATTGCAAGTTTGAATCTACGTAAATAGAACACTTTGCTTTTATGTCTGCCCTATAACTACCCTCTGATATATTAACTTCATAAAAATGAGCAAAGAAATCGTTATTGATTTGGCTAAATGGTAATGTGAAAGCGTTTGTATATTCTGACTTTCTCTGAGATATATCTTGAATCTCAATGTTTGAATAATTCGCCTTGATACTTATATCACCTAAGTCTAAATAAACTGGCTCATCTCCACTCTGCGTATATGCTACTAATTGAACCATCTATATTCTTCTTTTTAAATCGTGAGCCATCTCAATAGTAAAAGAGTATTGAACTAGCTTATCTTTTAAATTCGTCTTATATTCTAAACTCGTATTCTTGATATTTACTGGAATAGGTATGCTTTTCGTTGCATCATCTCCGACATCAATAGGGTTTAATAGTAATACTTCATTCGACATTAATAAGCCTTTAAAGAAGTCATTGTAATCATCAGATATATTACGAGTGTTTATAGTTATCTGCTTTGTTCCCGTTACCGTTTGAACCTTCCCTCTTTCGTATGAGTTTAATTCAAATGCTGCTGCGTTCCAACTGCCTGCCAAACGGTTTTGTTTTACCTCTCTTTTATAACTATCCTTTTCAGAATGTTCTCCATCAAATAGGTAGTAATCCCACACCCCATATTTATTCTTCCAAGCTAAAGTGTATTCATCAAATCGTGTCGAGTTGCAGTTATCATCAGAAGCAACCTCGAACAAATATCTTTTACTTATAACTTTAGGATCTCTTAAATAAGCCGTTCCCGTTCCCGTTCCCGTTCCCGTTGCGTAAAAAGTAGTTCCTGCATTATTGTCTGGAGAACCTATTGCAGTCCAGTCAGTAGTTCCTACGGATATTATATACACCTTATCACCTGCTTTTATTTCATCAGGTGATCTTGGAGATGAAACCATTGCGGAACCTCCGTACCTTACAGTATAATATTTAATAGAACTATCCATTTGATAACCTCCAACGCTCTCATATTTTAAGTTGCTCACGTTAGCACCACCAACACCTGCGAAGATTAAAAACTCATCTTCTGTGCTTGCCGTTGGTGGTACTTCACCACCAAAATCTGATTCATTTGCACATTCAATTCTACCTACATAATTTTTAAAGTCTGAATCAGGAGTTTGTTTATAGAATTTATAAACTACAAACCCTGATGTCGTATTAAAATAATCATCGTATTCATTTAGCCAAGCAAAAGTTCTATAATCGTTTAAGCTTGTAAGGTGAGGCACTAGCCCATTGGTATCGTTTGGTTTTGTTGTAGCGTCTGGTAGCTCTGTTAAAAACTTACCTAAAACTGTAACGCTAGAACTAAACTCAAAAGTTTCTACATCGAAGTTCATCGCATCAACCCAAGCATCAGCATAGTTGATAAGTACTACCTTTAAATCTGAAGCAGTTGATGAAGTGATTGAGATAGTACCACCCGATGTGCTTGCATATTCCTCTGAGAACTTAAATGTAACTTCCTTTAATGTACCATCGTTTTTGCTGAAGATATAATCTTTGAATGTACCAACGGCTGCTTCAGGCACGTTTTGAGGCATTAAGTGTATGCTATCATAATCATTCGCACCCGTTATAGTGTTTGCGTGTTTATGCGTTACCTCTATATAATTCTTCACAATCCTTTCAAAGGAAAAGTGTGCCGAGTCGTTAGCGTTTTTAGGTTGTTTTAATCGTGCTTGTTGCACACCATCAATATAAACATCAACCACAAATTTAAAGTTAAATACTGGTGTTGTGTTACTTGTTAAAGTTAGTACCCAATAATTAGGTCTAGTTACCGTTGTTGCCATTTATCTCATCTATTGTTTGTGCTAGAAATCTCTCGACATCTAATGCAAATGTTTTTTCTATCTTTTTAGGTAGCTTCTTAAATTGACTTTCAAATGCATCAGTAAAGAAGTTTGTCCCCTTATATCCGAACCGATGTATTTTCCTAGTTACCACAAATGCTATACCTCTCTGTTGTTGCTCTTTGTTTCTCCACGCCTCAAACTGCCCTTTTGAATTACGAGGTCTTAAACCCTTTCTTTTAACCCAATCTAATATCTTAGGAAACAACTGCCCTCCGCTACTCTTCCCACTCTTACCTCTTCCTGAATCTATTGCAAGCCCGTAATCCTCCATTCTAAACTTTAGACTTATAGAGTTAGCAGCAACCTGCAAATCATGATCCAATGATTTAAAAAGTTTGCCAGTATCGTACCCCCGTTTGCGAGTTTGCAATAAAGTAGCAGCACGAATAACAACATCTTTTCCAAATTTATTTAACGCTTTTTGTGTCTTCTCGTAGTCAAACGCAGCCATATTATTAATCTTTTTTTACCTTCCCTTATTATCATATCGGTGTGTTACAAGCGTTGTTATGACTTGGAACTGTTATTGATATTGTGCCTTTCCACCCTGCTAATAAGTTCTCAAACCTATCTGTAAATGGTTCACAAGTGATACTATCGCTCACAACATAATCTCTCGATGTCATAGGAGAGCCTGCCTTTGCAATACCAGTTTTAAATTCCCTATACACATCTGCTAGAATTAGAAAGGTATCATTTAGCACATCAGTTTCATTTGAACCATCTGCTGCGACTAAATCCATAACCAATAAATCAAAAGTAAATACGAAATCCCTATTGTTTATAGTTGCAGGCTGCTCTATTAAATGAGCTTTAGCAAAGTCCATTTCATTGCTCAAATCAACCTCAAATATATCTCCGAATGTGAAAGAGTTTAGTTGTCTATGCTCATCACATATCGCCTCAAATTGTCCTACTACTGCTTTAAATGTTTTCATTTCTTAATTCTATCTTTGTCTTTAAGGTAACTCATATATGTAAATGCTTTACTAATACCTATTTTTGTAACCTCATCTAATTTTAACACATCTTCATTGCACAAACTCATTAGGATAGAATACCACCCCCACTTCTTACCGAAGTTTTGTTG